TCCTGCTGTTCTGGTGCTTGCTAAGTATCAATACCAGATTGCCTTTGTGGCAGACCAAGAGATTAATCTTCTCGCTTGTCTAACTGAAATTATGGTGGAGTGTAAATTCCGATGAAATCTTTGAAAACCCCTCTTCGCTACCCAGGCGGTAAATCTCGTGCTGTGAAGTATTTACTTCCACGCTTCCCAAAAGACATCACAGAATACTGTGAACCTTTCATTGGTGGGGGTAGTGTTGCTATCGCATTTACTAAAGAGAACCCAGACATTCCTGTGTGGGTGAATGACTTGTATGAACCGCTAGTAAACTTCTGGCAACAACTTCAGATGTTTGGATATGATTTAAAAAGTGAATTGGTTGATTGTAAACTTACTCATGATACTCCTGAGCTTGCAAGAGAACTTTTTCTAAAGTCAAAGGAGCATATTAATGATAAAACTCAATCAAACTTTAATCGTGCTGTTGCTTTCTACATTCTCAACAAGTGTTCTTTCTCTGGTCTCACTGAAAGTTCTTCTTTCTCGCCCCAGGCAAGTGTTTCTAACTTCTCAATGAATGGTATTCTGAAACTCTCTGCTTATGGTGAACTGATTAAAAACTGGAAGATCACCTGTGGTCCTTACTGGGATATGATGATGACATCCGCTCCTGTTGGAACTTTCTGGTTCTTTGACCCTCCCTACGATATCAAAGATAATCTCTATGGTAAGAAAGGAGAGATGCACAAAAATTTTAATCACCAAGAATTTCATGCTTGGATTACTCAAGGTAATTTGAAAGATCGTTGGATGATTACTTACAATACCAATCCAACTCTAGTAGAATGGTATGCTGTATACAATCAAACTAAATGGGATCTTACATATACCATGAGGTCTACTGGCGACTATATGAACGAGCAAAAAGATCGTGCTGAACTATTGATTACTAATTATGACGAAACCATCCCTCACGGATTATTTGAATTCCATCAATCAAACCAAGAAGTCCATAGTTATTGACGAGGAAACGGAAAAAGCATATCCACCTTACATTGTCAACAAGTGTCTTGCTGCTTTCCACAATACAGTTCTCTTTGCTAACGAGATGAATATGTATTCTCATTTGGATAAAAAATTGCAATACGACTTTTTTATAAATAGTATCAACCCGCGCAAGCGATTTTCGCCTTGGGCGAAAAAGAATCAAATAGAATACCTTGGTGTGGTTAAAGAGTATTATGGTTATAATGACGATAAAGCTTTGCAGGCATTGAGAATTTTATCCAAAGATCAACTTGAACACATTAAAAAACTTGTAGACAAAGGTGGAAAACGATGATTCCAGATATTGAAGTAGAATGGAAACAAGCTGATATGGTTGAGGTTACTCTCAATGAACCTGATGATTTTCTGAAGGTCAGAGAAACTCTTACTCGTATTGGTGTTGCTTCTAGAAAAGAAAAAAAGATTTATCAATCTTGTCATATCTTACATAAGCAAGGTAAGTATTATATCGTTCATTTCAAAGAGCTGTTTGCTCTTGATGGAAAGAATACTAATCTTTCAGTGAATGATTTGCAACGCAGGAATAGAATTATTCAACTCCTTTCAGATTGGGGATTGGTTACTGTAGTTAACGCAGATGCTATTGCTGACGTTGCTCCACTAAATCAGATTAAAGTTCTTGCTTTCAAAGAGAAAGAGGAGTGGACACTAGAAAGCAAATATAACATTGGTCGCAAAAAAACAGTGGAAGAATGATTGAAAACATTTTAGATAATGCTCATTGCAAAGTAAAAGACACTCATAAAAATTTACATCGCTGGAAAAATTGGAAACCAAATACACCATTTGCTCCCATCTTTGATGTTCCTTTGTGGATAGAAGATCTAAACCCATGGTTTCTGAAAGAAATTGTGGAAGTAATCAAGCAAAAAAATCCTGGCAGTTACCGAGATACATGGCAATCGTATAATATTTTTACTTGGGAAGATGAACCAATACGTTTTCTTAAAGCAAGTATCTATAGAATCTATGATGATTACATGAAAGAATTGGGATTAGTTCCAGAACAAGATTTATGGATTCGCGGGTGGGCAGTTAATCTAGGTAAAAATCAAGGAGTGCCAATTCATTCTCATTCCTATCACGAGAACACTTATCTAAGTGGTAACATCATGATCAGTTCAAATCCAACCACAACTGATTATGCTATTCCACATCTTAGCACTTACTATGGATTTTATAGAGTTGAGAATACACCTGCTAGAATGACTATGTTTCCTTCGTGGGTTCAACATAAAGTTGATCCTATTGAAGATGAAGAAAGAATTTCAATCGGGTTTGACATCTTTACTTATTTCAGTATGGAATATATTTCCAAAACAAATAACGTTGATGCTTTACTGAATGATCCAATCATGAAAGCAATTCCATTAGTAAAATCCGAATAAAAAAGCGAGGTTTCCACACCTCGCTTTTTAATGTCAATGAATATATAATATTACGAGATGCCTTCGGGGTCTCAAATAACACTCGCTTATTTAAGGAGAACTAAAATGACTAACTTATCGTGGCAGGTTTACCAGCCATTCAACGTAGGATTGGATGACATTTTTCATAGACTAGATGCTATGTCAGGTCACAACACCACTTATCCTCCCTACAATTTAATTAAACACGATGCCGCTAACTACGAAATTGAAATCGCTCTGGCTGGATTTACAGCAGATGAGATTGAAATCTCTACAGAACAGAACATTCTCAGAGTTACCTCTAAGGTTGAGAAACGAGATATTGAACGAACCTATTTACACAAAGGTCTTTCCAAACGTTCCTTTAATAATTCATGGCAACTATCAGAAGATGTGAGAGTTGCTTCAGTAGATTTTAATCATGGGTTATTATCAATTTCATTAGAAAAAATTATTCCTGAGCATCAAAAGAAAACCACTTACAATATTGGAACACCAATAAAGGCAAGTGGCAAAAAACAATTATTGGTGGGATAATAAATAATAGCGGGTCAACCCCAACTATCGTTGCCGCTGGAGCCTTCCTGTCAACTATCAGGATAGGCTCCCATTTTTTTGGGTTGACAAAACAAAAAAAATGTGCTATAGTAAATTTACTCTTTATTAAAAATCATGCTTATAAAGATTTTAAAACTACAAGATGGAGACCAACTGATTTCTGGTATCTCAGAAATTTCTAATGACAAAGGTGAAGGATTAGGGTTTCAAGTAACTCATCCGTTCCTGTTGGATCTTGTTCCAACAGGAGATCTTAATCCCGAGGGGCAACCAGTATCGTTTAATATTAATTTTACTCGTTGGATTTCCTGCTCATCTGATACAACCTTCCGCATTCCATATAGTTCTGTGGTAGCTATTGGAGAACCTGAACCATCAATTATTGAAACATACAAAGGAAAATTTGGAGATTTGTTTAATGACGACGACACCTTACCAACCGTTGATCCAAGTGATATTGCTGAAGGATCAGAAGTACTTGATATCGGAAATTGAAGAAAGGGATGAAAGTCCTGAATGTCTTCTTACAAATCCTTACATCATAGATGAGTTAAGTTATTGGGAATACTCTAATGTTGATTACAAAAACATTCACAATCCCGATGCTCTGTTTATTGGAACAAAGCAAGAACAAGAAATGAATAGAGAAGGTGAACTACTAACAGTTACCGAATCAAATTATGTTCTTCTTGAGAAGTTTCCAAAGTATACAAACCAGACACAGGTTTACCTGAGGGCAGAAGACATTCTAAGCCTTGCGGATCCGACCCATTCTATGGTAGAATACTACAAGAAGATCGTGGGTTGACCGAATGAAGTTTTATACCAATATTGAGCAGGCAAGAAATCGTATTCTTGTTCGTGGTTATGAAAATGGTCAGCGAGTTCAATATCAGGTAAATTACAATCCCAGTCTATACGTTGTTGCTAACAAGAAGACCGATCATAAAAGTTTGGATGGGCGTTACCTCAAGGAGGTACGCCCTGGTTCTATGAATGATTGTAGGCAATTTATCAATCAGTATGAGGGCATAGAGGAGTTTGAAATTCATGGTAATACTAGATACTTGTATCAGTATATCAATGAAGCATATCCAACCGATGAGATTGATTACGATACATCTCTTATTCGCACCTTCACTCTTGACATTGAAACGGGAGCTGAGAATGGTTTCCCTAACATTGAAACAGCAGATCAAGAGATACTTCTTATTTCTCTCCGTGATTCTTTTACAAATAGGATTACTGTCTGGGGATCAAAAAGTTTCAAGAATGAAGACCGACAGGTTGATTATCTGCATTGCGACAATGAAACGAAACTGCTATCTTGCTTCCTTAAATGGTGGCAGGAAAATACCCCCGATGTCGTAACTGGTTGGAATATTCAACTCTTTGATATTCCATACATCTGTAATCGCATGAACCGCATTCTTGGCGAGGAGCATACTAAATTGCTTTCGCCTTGGAAGTTGGTATCATCAAGAGAAATCTATATCAAAGGTCGCAAACAGATTGCTTATGATATCACTGGTGTTGCCTGTCTGGATTACCTTGAACTCTATAAGAAGTTCACATATACAAACCAAGAAAGTTATCGCTTAGATCATATCGCATCAGTAGAACTTGATGCTACGAAACTTGATCACTCTGAGTTTGATACCTTCAAGGAATTCTATACTAAAGACTGGGATAAGTTTGTTAAGTATAACATCATTGACGTTCGCCTGGTTGACCAACTGGAAGACAAGATGAAGTTGATTGAACTTGCGTTTACTATGGCATACGACGCTAAGGTAAACTATGAAGATGTTTACTCTCAGGTTCGTATGTGGGATAACATTATCTACATCTACCTTGATAAGATGAACGTTGTTATTCCTCCTAAGAAAGATAGTGTAAAGAATGATAAGTATGCTGGTGCTTATGTAAAAGAACCCAATCCAGGTTTGTATGACTGGGTGGTGAGCTTTGACTTGAACTCCCTGTATCCTCACTTGATCATGCAGTACAACCTGTCCCCAGAGACCCTCCTAGACCGCCGTAGCAGCGTCAACGTAGACATGCTGCTGGATAAGGCATTTGATACCTCGGACCTCGTAGACGAGACCCTGTGCGCCAATGGCACTCACTACACTACTAAGTTTCAGGGGTTTCTTCCTAAGTTGATGCAGAAGATTTATCAAGACAGAACCATATACAAAAAGAAGATGCTTGCTGCTAAACAGCAGTATGAGTTGACACCAACGATTGAGTTGAAGAAAGAAATCTCTCGTTGCAATAACATTCAGATGGCACGTAAAATTCAACTCAACTCTGCCTATGGTGCTATTGGTAACGAGCACTTTCGTTATTATAAACTTGAGATTGCTGAAGCAATTACACTATCGGGTCAACTTGCCATTCGTTGGATTGGTGATCGCATGAATAACTATCTTAATAAGATATTAAAAACTACAAGTTACGATTATGTTATTGCTTCTGACACCGATTCTATGTATCTTAACCTTGGTCCTCTTGTGGAGAAGGTATACGCGGGAAGAGAGAAAACTCCTCAAAGCATTGTCACGTTCCTTGATAAGGTGTGTGCGATGGAACTTGAGAAGTATATTGAAAGTTCTTATAAGGAGCTCGCCAGTTATCTGAATGCCTACGCACAGATGATGACAATGAAGCGGGAGAACATCGCTGAACGTGGTTTCTGGACCGCCAAGAAACGCTATGTTCTCAACGTATGGGATAGCGAAGGTGTGCGTTACAACAAAGCGAAGATGAAAGTATGTGGTATGGAGACAGCACGTTCTTCTACTCCGTCTTACTTCAGAAACAAATTGCTCGAAGCGTATACTATTATCA